GCACCTCCAGGTAGTAAAACACTACCAGCGAGCATCTCGGCTCGCGCAAATGACCCCTTGCAGAGGGTCAAGCGGTTCTCAAAAAGTCGTAATACACTGATTGGGCACTTGATATCCACCAACTTTCGAAGGAGAAATACCAGTTACGCGCTCGATCAGACGTTTTATTGGACTTAGTGATTGCAATGAATCGACCCACGCGAACGTGGGACGACCAACACGCTTTACTTTAAAGCCTTCAACCCCGCGTGGTGTAACCCCCGCGGTGTCGGAGCCGTAAAGTGCACTTGCTAGCACAACATCCCAATAAAAGTGTTTCCACTCTACTACCTGACGAATCGGCGCCCACACAGTTAAGGTGGGCGCGTTCTCGTCGTCGGGGTTGTATTCGAGCCGATGTTGCCAAGTGACCCGCGTTCCACCTGTGTGGATTACGAGGTCACCCAGCCACTCCGGCCCGGTCAGCTCCTGAATATGAACCGGTAAGTTAGAGAGGACCCGTGAACGAGCCCTACTCAGATCTACATCACAGCCTGCAGCATTAAGTCTTTTACTCAACGCCACGAGACCGTTAGCGAAACCGATCCATTGGTGTGGTTCAGCAATTTCATCTTCCAGGCGATAAGGAGTTACCTCCCGCCCGTTGAAGAAGTCGCCTCCACACGATTCTCGGAAACTTCCGGTTAAGAAAGTCTTTCGCGGATTAAGCGAAAATCCGAAGAATCTCAAGAGACTAACCACGGTGTCACTCATACGATGAGGCACGATGATGTCATCACCGTACACAGACATTTCCTTGTTGTTAATAAGGTCATATCCACATTCGCCATGCAGCTTTGCAGCCGCGTGACAAATGGCGAGAAACAGTAATGTTTCTAACTCAAACGTATAACCATTTCCCATAGCGGAATACTTGTTTAGGAGTACCCACTTACCTTCCACTTGCGTGAACGGCTCTCTGAGCGTTTCGAATAACTCGAACCACAGAGTCGGGATGACCAACTTAACGAGTTGGTATGACACAGTGTCGCTAGCGCTTGACAAGTCTATTGTAGCCAGATTATCTAGGATGGAGCCTTCACAGGCTAACCGTTGATGTAAATCCTGGCCGACTTGCAAGTCGATACCAGCATCCGCCAGTCGGTGTCGTAAGACACGACCTACGGACAACTGATAGGAAACATTCAGCGAGGGACCCTTTGCGGCCCCCCGATGCTTCGTGCTGTCTTTAGGGACAGTAAAGAAGACGTTTCCGCGAACCTCCTGAGGTTCGCTCGTTAGTTTAGCATGCTGTCTTCGGTAGTGGGCGCGAGCCCACGCTGTCTCCCCCCATACGGGAAGAAGACAGGAGAATCCCGAAGTCATTGTCGGAACCGACGAGAGTTTGTCTGGCACAGTAGCCAGCTTACTCCCATCTGACACAGTAGCCCCTGGCCCGAAACGCAAGTCCAGCTGACTAGGCATAACACCCAAAACTTCTCGGCAGAATTGCCGCATCGAATCCACAACAAAGTGGACCTCTGGAGGACAAAAGTCGTGATTAACGACATTGTTCTCAGTAAAGTCTCGGAGACGCACATTGGTCGCCGCACACATACGCTCGGAATCGTAAAATGACTTAATCGCTGCCCCTTCAAGGTCGATACCTGTTGGGAGGCCCTGGTACTTCCGAAGAAGATCAGTAGCCGCGCAGTCCTTAGCGTACTTCACAGTACTGTCATAGTTTACGGGGTTTACCTTTAGCTGTGATAGCTGCAGGTACTCGCGACTACGTAGCAAAATCGCTACAGTAAGAGCACGAGCTGTGTCCAGTTCTGCCAATACCGGCAGAACCGCGTCTTGAACATTCTTGTCAAGACGAACCTTCTGAGTTTTACCCATTTTACTCTTTCGAGAAAGGAAGTTTCCGTACGGTGCGCCCCTTGTGGGGACGCGTTATCTTCAGCTCGCGTAGCCGAAGATGGCGATGTCTTTCACTTGCTGGTTTCCGTAGATCCCACCAATGAAAGCCGACAAGTCCTTGCGGACTGCATCCGGTGCGTCATCAGGCACGGTTTCGCGACCAGTGAAGGTCACTTGCCCCTGCTTGACAAACACACCGTTAACGTCGGTATAACCGTAAGGAATCAACAAGGTAACAACCCCTTGCCGCCCGCGCACATTGCCAGCTTGCGCTGACTTCGTGCTGTATTCCAGCTTCGGAAACGCAGACTGACTCGTGCCTTCACGGACGAACAGGACTGCACTTTCGTCGCCGGCTGCGGAACGCGACACGGTGAAAGTTTTGTTGACGGGAGTTGCTGCACCATTTGGCACGACGATATTGGTAGTCATTTAGACTCCTTCTACAGTTGGTTTAATTTTAATACGAAAGGATTTCCGTACTAGTTGACATGGAGTAACACCTCTTTCGAGAATGCTACTACTCACCCATGCCCTGCTGACCTGTAAGATCGACCATCAAACATCTGTCCCAAGAGGGCTACAGCGTTCAATGCTCGACCAGGGGTCAGACCGGTTCCAAGAACAAGAGGAGGACGGGGAAGCAAATCAATGCCAACCGTTCTCGTAATCTTCTTCGAATGGACCCGTATCGGCTTGCCCGTGACGTAGGTATAATTCCCGACATATTCTGTCGAGGGGTAATCCACAACACTAGACTTACGACGCATAGTAATAGACGCATCACTGAGTGTGAGCCCTGCATAACTGGTAAAGTTATTCAGGAAGTTTCCCACGGGAAGGAACCAGTCCACTACGAACGAAAAAGGAATCGCCTCCCAAGCCACGTAGGCAAGGTTGGTGAATCCTAATTGGTTAGCCAGAGCCAGGTTTGGGTTAGTAACCTGAATCGTACCTCGACACGTGACATGCTCTGAAAAATGCTCAGTTATAGCCGCAGACCCGCCATACGTAAACAGCTTTTGGCTCCCGTTATAGGAACCTCGGGCTATTATTTTCGTAGGGGGATACGGTTTCTGAAGTACCTCCACAGCATTTTGTATGTCCTGCATCAAAGGCGACCAACCATAACGCCATTCGAGTATCACGGAAGACACATCTTTAATGAGTTGCCTTCTAGCTCGAGCGTTATCCACTGCTTTCTTCGAATCTCCTCGTGACCTAGAGAAGCCAGAAAGCCGACCACCCCTTAGTAAATCCCGAAGGCTAAGGTTTGGATTTAACGACATGTAACGCCAGGCGTCTCCGAGACGGCCGCTCCTAAGAGCTTTCGCCAAGTTGACAATCTGAAACGTTCGTGCTGCTATCATATCCAGGCTTTTACGCCCTTCAACAACATTTAGGAGAACCTCCGCGCGAGGCACTGAAGCCAAGCGCTGAAATTTTCGATAAGCACGCGCATATGACTGCGACGATGTACCAGTCCAACTCGCATTCGCTGCATAACTCGTTGTCGTCTGAATATCCAGATTAGCAGTTTTATTACTGTGACCTGAGTACTCACCCGATAACAAGTTAAAGGGCGACTCTCGTTTTACCACTTGTCCATTCTCACGATTGGAAAAGTACGAGGCATCAAAATATTTCACCATCATCTGAGCCGAATAGCCCGGATGCGGTATGAAAGTTTCCTGATGTTTGAAGCGAAGGACTGCCATAGGGTTCCTCTTTCGAGGGTGAACCCCCCGTGGTTTCGCGGGAATGGACAATATATTAGATAACTGGACAGATCATCATCCCAAACAGCAAACTCTTGCAAGTTGCTGTCAATTGGGATAGAGAATGGAATTAATTCCACCTCGATGCTCCGAACTTCATCTTCATATATCATACCGTTCCTGAGATGCTTCTTACGAAGCCGCGGCGCTAATGAGTCATCCGGTTAGGGTATCCAACCGGCATTAGCACAGAGTACCTCCCCTTTG